TTCGATAACAAGCTGCTTAACCCGTTCGTTTGTATTGTGCAGCATTTTCTTTATATTTTTACATTTGGCTATATGGTCATTTACCATTTCCATCTTTTTTTCATTATCACGGTAAAACCAGTATATACCATCTTCTTTTTGATATAATTCAGTAAACAGTTCTTTAATTTGAAGATTAAACTGTTCTGGATCCATTGACATCTCCATATTCATCTGTTGAGTCATGATGTCAGTGGTTATATCATTCATCGTCCTTTTCATATTGTTCTTCCTTCCCCATTTCATCCCAGTCTGGAGCTTGTGTCTCTGGATCTAAATCCATACCACATATACCACAGGTAAGTGATTTAGGAGTATTTGTATCTTCTTCTTTTGGTTGATATTCCATATCTTCCTTGGGGTGTTGACATGAAAGATCTTTGGTTGTAATTATAGCAATCATCCTATTAGTTTTATCCCATCCAGTGATAAGTCAACGTGTAATGTCTCTTTTTCACGGTTAGCAGTGCTCTCAAGCTTTAATCCTTTGATCAAATTGGTTTCATTTACATCAAATAGGGGTTGCAAGGATAATACCTTATTAACATTATATGCTACTCTAAAAGAGCCTTTAGATGATGCAATATTCATACCTTCATGAAATGCACTTTTTGTTATTTCACTTATTACAAATATAATAAGATCGTATTGTACTGCGAGTTCAGTTAAAAATTGAGATGCTTCTTCTACCTTCATATTATTGTCTTTCATTCGGCTTCTTAACAAGCCAAGATGATCAACAGCAACTATTTCAGGCTTTTGAGGTAACATATTAATACGTTTCTCTATCTCATATGGATAGCATGAATTATAATCAACTGTAAGCCATTCAAAACTAGCATCAAGTCCATTTTTCTTTTTTGAATAATGTACCTTTAAATCTTCTTCATCCCATCCCCTGTTAATCATTATGAATCTGGACATTATCTGTCTAGGAGACATCTCTAATTCCATTAAGTATGTTCTTTTCTTTAATGCATTTATCCAATTCAGGATCAGCATTGTTTTCATACTTTTAGGAGGAGCCTGGATCAGTACAACTTCACCAGGATAGATTGGAAATGAATCAACTTGTTCATACAAATCTTTAAAATCTATTGGTTTTATGTTACTTGTATAGAAATCAATTAATACATTTTCCATATCTGTAGCTGTCATTACCGATTGATTTTTCTTCGATTTATATAGAAAACATGTTGGTTGACATAATTTGTCTTTTACTGGATCAGCACATCCATAATTATATCCACTACCTTTATTAGCAATATAACAAGATGTAATAATCTTATCTAATTCTGCTTTTTTAAAGGGAGTATCATGTTTATCAACACGTTGTCTCCAGTCTTCCATAATAAGACGAACAGTATTTTCTGGGTATCTCCATCTTAGATGAGAACCTAATCTTAATGCTGTCATATGTCTACTACCCTGATTAACACCTTTTAGCATTAATTGAATACAGGTATAGTTTATTGGATCAGGCTCTCTTCCAAGTTCAGTTTTCTTGATTTCAGTTGATTCTTTTTTAGTTTTTCTTACAAGAACATCAAATACAGGTTCGCAAACCATCTTGGGGTATTTGAAATCTCTTCTGGGGGTATTCTTAAAGTTTAAAGTAAAATTTGTAAATTCTGAATCATTTAATGGTATCTTCCATCTTCCAGATTTAGTATTAAGAGTATTGGGGACTCTTATAATTCTGGTTTTATCAGTTACAGATGGATCAGCATATTTATATATACCAATCTGATTTAATTCATCTTTAACTTTTAAATGGAGATCTTTATCTGGTTTCCATCTGAATGCTGTTGATGGTATGTTAAGATGAAATCCACGTCCACTAAAATAGATTTGATACGGAACTTTTAGTTTAGTAAGCAATTCTATAAGTGAATTTGTTTTCCATTTGGCTTGTGGTAGATCCTTTCCATCTACATCCAGTATTAATTCATCAGGCATGTAGATTAAACCATCATAACCAGCAAGCTTTTTATTCTTATTGAAATATTCTACAACATATTCATCATAATCCCATAAAGACATGAAGGTATCTTGGGGAGTACCTTCTAATTCAGACATTTTGTTGTTTTCATGAAAGTGATGTCTATTAGATAGAGATAATGCAAATTCTTTAATCATTTTCCATATCCTTTAGCTCTTGTTTTACTTGTATTTGCATTTTATGTCTTCTATCCCACAATTCTCCACGAAGTTCAGGATTTAACTCTTGCAATTTTTGACGACATCTTCTTATTGATTCAGATGATGGTAATTCTCCATTTGCTATTAATGCAAGGAAGTCTACCCATTCTTCTTCAAGTGGTGTTACGCTTTGATACCATACATTTGCAAGAAGCTTGTTATCGTTATCTCTTAAGTGAGGATGTTTTGTAATAAGATCTTTAACTATATTAATAGTTTTATCTTTTATGTATTCCATAATAGATCCTTATATTTAGAGTAGAGGGCTTTCTAATAGAGATTTCAAAGGAGATAGAAAGCCCCCTTATATACTCTATTTAGAAAGGAACATCATCAGTAGATGCGGTTACTGTTTCCTTAATTTCATCGGTTGTCATTTCCAACATTTCACCATTGGATTCAGCTGGTTTCTTGTATTGATCATAATACTTTTCACCTTGTTTCTTCCAATAGCTTGCATCGTCATCACTGAATGATAGAATTTCACCATCCTGAGGAACTGGAGCAACACGATTTAATACACGAAAATATCCTTCATCATTCTTATAGAAGAATACTTGGAGCTTTCTTCCATTAAGATTGTTAGCATCATCATCATACTGGATACTTTTTCTTCCAGCAGAATCCTGTACTTCTCCTACAATACCAGCATTTGCAAGCTTAAATAATCTAGCAATAGCAAATTCTTCACCATCTTTAGATTTAGCTTCGTATAAACGCAGGTTTATAGTTTCAGGGTATTCTTCAAACCAAGCATCAACATAACGTACTTCATTGTTATACGTTCCATACTTGGCATTCTTTAGAGTAACCTGTTTCCAGCCATGACTCCAGTCACCGCCTCCAGAGCTACTCATTGTTTTTATAGCCATTATGACTCCTTATTAACTAAGGTTTGTAAACTCCACGTTTTACCCGATCCTGGACTTCCTATGATGAGAATCTTGGTAGATGTAAAGTTCTTTTCTTTTACAGCATCTAATACTAACTGAAAATCTTGGGGGATTTCTGCAGGTAGTAAATTAGTTCTGTCTTTAGCATGATCATACTTTTCAGTATGCTTTGTTTGCCATATATATTCAGTTTTACCTGAAGGAGTATCAATGGTTCTTGTATAGAATACAAAATCAAACCATTTACTGATATCTTCTTTAGTGCTACCGTCTATATAAGGCAATACTTTTGTTGTACCATCATCAAGATCTCTTAGCTTACTATGTACATTTATTACTAATACACCAGGTATTCTTGTAATAAACTCTAACAGCATGTCAAGAGTATTCTTTAACTTGCCCCAATCCTGCATTTTCATCTTGCCTGTTTTATCAACAAGACTTCTTTGATACTTCTTTGATAATTCACTGAATGTATCAAGTATCAATGCATCAATCTGGGTACCATTCTTGGGTATGGTTTCAAGTGTTTCCTGATCAATTTCTATATTGCCAATCTTTGTTTTATGTACTGCTTTTTGGACAGTATACAATTCAGCAATTACTTTTTTGAATTGATCAAATGTTGTTGGTTGTAGAACAGGATAACCAAACATTTTATGGATGGCATCTGGGCCTCCGAGTGTTTGTGATCCACGTTCAAGATCAAACATTAAACATTTCATTTAACTTCTCCTTATGTATGTTCTTTGATAAATTTATTGAGCATAGAAAACATCATAGCTATTATAAATATTCCTATACCCCACATTACAACAGCAACACCTAATACTAATAGATTTGCTATCCATTCTGCTATATCAAACATTATCATTTTGGTTACCTTCACATTTTTTACAGTTTATTCTTGGTAGTTTATATGTAGGAAGGTCAGAATGATAGATTATTGATCCAGTACTACTTTTCTCCCATACATATTTACATCCTTTACAATACTTTAAACTCATATAAAGAACTCTTTTAGCTTTTTTAGCTTTTTTTACCATATAATTCCTTTATTTAAGAGAGAGACCACATTTAAGTACTCGATAGCATTGCTCTCTGACTATAAATGTGGTATAAAGACCTCTCTCTTATCATTATTTTGCCATTAGAGACATAGATGGGAAATGGAATATTACTTCCTTTTCAAATGGTTGCTTGGTTACTATCTTTGCAACAGCATTAGTAATGAAGGATCCAGCCATATTACTACAATAGCTTGTAGCTTTAGCAGTACATGGTTCTTCGCTTCCTTCATGATCATCATACCAGCATTTTTTATACTTGGTTACAGTTGGCTTCTTAAAAGCATACTGCTGATATGTTTGTGCTCCCATACGACCATCTATGAGTATAACTGGTTTAAGTCTTTTTACACTACATGCTATTTCAACTGCTTGTAGCCTACTTGACATATTATCAAATCCTAAGACAATAATATCA